ACCGACTCATGATATGGTAAAATAAAATCTATAAGAAAGGATGTGACAACATGACAGACGATGAAAAAATCCAGAGTTTCGGTGATATGGTAGATGCGACGGACCGCATGTCCTCCCCGTGGCGGGATACAGTGTCCAAGCTGATTAAGGCGTTAATTTTCACAAATTTATTCTGGGCAGTGGCCTTTGCATTTTTTATCTGGTTTGCTTATATGGCACCGGATACAACATACCAGACGCAGGAATTTGAAGGACACCAGCAGGTCCAATCATCCGGCACGGAGGTTGTCACGAAGGACGTACCGTAATTGCCAAAACAAACACAGGTCCATAAACGTGGGGCAAGAATGCCTCGTAAACCACGCCGCCCTTCCACATCCAGAAAGAAAAAAAGGCGGTGAGGCTGCTTGAACAGCCAGCACCGCGCAATCCGAGCCTTACTTTCTACAATGTCGCCCCGTCGAGCGATTTCGCATATTCAATCCTTCCATCTCAGGCCGGATGAAGAGGCGGCGCTCATTGCGTGCGATGTGCGAGGACTTTCCTACATTCAGGCGGCGGACAAGCTGCACCTTTCTCCGGACGCGATCAAACTGCGTAAACGTAAGGCATACGCCAAAATCGCGGACGAATTAAATCATGCAAAAGACACGCCTTTTTGATGGGGCGTGTCTTATTTTTGCATATTTAACATTTTATTCAAAATTCTACTTCCCAAGAATAAACAAAGATGATATACTAGTAATAAGAAAGGGGATGATTGATATGAATGTAGCCCCAACAACAGTTTGCAATAACATCCTGCAACGCGCCCTGGAAGAGCACATTGACGTTACGCCAATGAAGTTGCAGAAACTCCTCTACTTTGTGTCCTGTGAATACATAAAAAAGACAAATACCCCTCTTTTTCGTGAAGAATTTGAGGTTTGGAAGTACGGACCGGTCCTGCCATCCGTTTACAGTGTGTTTAGTTCGTATGGGAAGGAGCCAATCTTGTCCTACGCAAAGGATGCAAAGGGAATATCGTACATCGTTGATGAAGATGAGGCTCCGGCATTAAAAGCGTCTATTGAAACGATTTGGCAAACATTTAAAAACTGGAATGCCGTCGCTTTGTCCCAGATTACGCATAGAGAAGGTTCGGCGTGGTCGTATTTCTATGACAGATACGAAAATACAATCAAAAATGAAATGATGAAGGAAGACCATACGTATGAAGAGTTCATCTGCGCTTGAACCGTCTATAAGTGAAACACAACCAGATGGGAAAAGAAAACGGTTTCCGCTTGGGGAAGAAGACTGTATTATCGACAAAATACAAGAAAACAGGGGCGATAATGGTCAACCAGCTTTGAAAACGATAGCGGAAAAGGAGCAGGACCATAAACATAAGGTTGAGGACAGCAAAATCAGGATTGCAATAGGCATTCTGGCCGCTTGTTTTATGGTTATTGTTGGTTTTTCTATTGCAGACGCCGCAACAGGTGTTGATTCTCCATTGTTTTCCGGCGCTTTTGAATTTGCAAAGACGATTGCGACAGCTATAGTTGGATATTTGTTTGCTACCGGAATAAAGGAAAAATGAACCATATGTATATGAAAAGACCCCCCAGGGATAATCTCCCCGGGGGGTCTCCCTATTATCGCCGAAGCAGGAATCCCAAAGTACCGAAGAACCCAAGCACGGCGATTAGCGCCAAAACACCGACCAACGCCAGGCGGACGTGAAACTGCTGCTCCGCGCTGAGCGGATGCGGGTTTGAAATCCTGATACTGAATCCATACTCATCCTTGATAAATTCAATCCACTTTTCTTTATCCTTCATGGCGCGCTTCCCCTTCGACTTCCAGCGTGCCGGAGACGGGTATGGAGGTTGCCTGCCAGCTTCTTACGATTCCCTCAAAGATGGCCCGCAGCTTCTTATCTGCGGCTATGGCGTCGAGCTTGTTCAATGCCATAGTGTCGGAATAACGCATCCCTGTCTTTTTGGAACGGCGCCGCAATGCCGCAAGACGGGAGTTGATGTTGCAGTTGGCTTTTTGCTCCAACTCTGCGTACAGCTGGCCCTTGAGCTTGATAATGCTGGAACCGTATAACTCGCATACTTCCTTAATGGCCTTGTCCATGTCCTCCTTCCAGTGGTCCTTGTCGGGACGGGAAAACGCCCGAATCGCCGTTTCGACCTTCGCCTCCAGCGCGCGGGTCTGGCCCTGCATCTGGTTCATCCGCTGTTCCATGTCTACCAGTACCTGCGCTTGCGCCGCGAGGAGTTGTGCCGGGGTCAAGGGGGCGGGTTCGGTCTGCGCCGGGAGGAATGCTGTCGCCAGCACGTCTTTTGCACGGAGCTGAAACTGCTCTAGCCGGTCAGCAAGCTCGGGGTTTTCCTGTTCCATCAAAGGAGTAATGTTAATCTTTGCAAGCCATAAAGGTACATAATCCAGCTTCAAACAGAAAACTTCGCGGGTTCCGTTGCCTGTTTTGTTCAGGATCAAATTTGATCCTGACTTGGAAAGTACCCTGTCTGCCCGGATGTTGGCAATCTGCCTTTTCATCTGGCCCTCGCTCATGCCGATGCCGTCACATATCCAACGAACCCCGGCCCACACCTGCCCGCTTTCGTCCTGTGCCGCCACAAGATCGGTACCCATGAAGGGGACATTCCTTACTTCGAGTTCGTTCATTTGCGCACCTCCGCTTTGGCGGCGCGGTATCCTTTGGCCTTGCCGTAGTTGAATGCAAGGCAGATTACCTCCATTGGAAATTCGGCCATAGTCCTTGCTTTGCGGGTAAGCTCAAACGCTTCTGGTGCAGTCAAGCCAAACCTGTGGTTCTTGCCCAGCTTCGTCCTCTCTATGTACCGCTGCATTTTCTCGATTTCGCTCATGGTGAAAAACCTCCATCTTGATTTTCCGGCGGAGGTCTGATATTATATAGGTATCAAACCTCCGGTTTGGTGTTTAGGGTTTTGCTGTTCTCTTGGTCGGGAGGGCAAAACCCTATTTTTTTGTGGCCTTTTTGTACATTTCTTTGATTCCATTCCTGATTACTTCTGTTTTAGATAGCCCTAGCACCTTACAACAATAATCAAGCATTTTGATTTCTTCATCCGACAATCTAAGGCCAACACGTTCACTTTTTGGGTTATTTGTCGGACGCCCAGTTCGTGGCGACATTGTCCACCCCCTCTCTGGTTTTTGTTTGTACAGATATTATAATTTATGTTCAAACAAAAGTCAAGCGGGGTTTGGAAAAATTTTTCCGAAAAGTATGTACAAATTGTTAACAGTGTGGTATACTGTCGAAGAAGAAGGAAAATACAGGTAAAATGGGAAGGGGTTATGAAAAAATGATTGATTTTAAAAATGCAACGTTTATGAAGCTGAAACCCGTAGACAACAGCACATTTGAAAGCATGATTCAACCGATGTTTGTGGACGGAGAGAGAATTATCCAGTCTTTCCAGACGATAAGGGACGGCGTTGTATTCACAAATAAGCGTATTTTCTCCATCAATATTCAAGGATTGACTGGAAAGAAGAAGGACTTCACAAGCCTGCCATACAGTAATATACAGGCGTTTTCCGTCGAAACGGCTGGGGTCTTGGACCTTGACAGCGAGCTTGAATTGTGGTTTAGCGGTCTTGGAAAGGTAAAGTTTGAATTTGTTGCGAATGCGCCTGTTTCGGAAATCTGCAAGATGATTTCTGAGAAAGTTCTATAAAAGAATGCCCCCGGTTCAGGCCGGGGGCATCGTCAAATCTATTGATATTGAATGGAAGGTGTTAAGCAATGAAAAGATGTATGAATGTTGTTATGTGGGTTCTCGCAATTTTTATGGCCGTAGGCGCCCTTGTTTATATCCCTTCGGCGGCAAGTATTATTATGTTCTTGTTTGCTGTTATTGCTGCTCCTATTAATCCATTACAGAGTTTTTTCAAATCAAAAGGCCTTTCTGGGGTAATTAAGGGTGTGTTGCTGACAGTGTTGTTTTTTGTAGCTATTGCCCTTGCTCCTACATCGGAACATCGGACGGCAAAAAGTGAAGAGAAGAAAAGCATATCGGATAATGTAGATAGAAATACAGCTGCATCTAATTCGAGTGGAACCAAATCGGACGATTCACAGGAAAAAGAAAAGATTGAAGAAGAAATAGATCCAGATCAAAAATTGAAAAACGATATTCTTTCTTATTTGCAAGAAAACGGTGTTGAGGACCCAAAAATAACGGTATTAGAAAACAGAGTGGATATTAAGACATATACTGATTATTCCAATGAGTGCAGGCCGGAAGAATGGGATAGCATTGTGGAGAAAAGTGTTACTCTTTGCAAGACGTTGAAAGACGAATTAGCTGAACCAGGCGGAAAAAGTGTGAGTATAGTCAAATATGGAAGTAATGATACAATTCTTCTTACGGTTATAGACGGAAAGTGTACGCATAATTTGTATGATTCTTTGGAAAAGGATAATCAAGAGGAAGATGCAACTGATATTGATGCTATAATGGATATGTTATTGGTTTCACTTTCTCAAAATTTTGGAGAGGGTAACTACACGTTAGAGTATGACGATACAACAGTAACATTAAATTTGTGGGGAGACAATGTTGCGATTGGGGCTGCATTTGCAGCTAATGGAGACGAAAGCTCAAAAGAACTATGGGATACTTTGGTTGAATCTCATAAGGATATGTGTAACAACATTATGGAGGAAATTAAATCTTGTGGAATTGAAAATTATTCTGTCAAAGTAAATGTACTCAATGATTTGAATAATCAGGAAGTCCTTTTGACAATACTAAATGGCGAAGTTGTACATGATGCTGTCAGTAGTGGTAAGGCTGCAATTCAATCCAATGAGGATACCAGGGAATACGACAACACATCTAAGACAGAGAGTTCTGATTCTACAGAATCAAACAATTATACTGGAAGGACAATTTATATTACAAATACAGGGGAAAAGTATCATTATGATAATAATTGCAATGGGGGAACGTATTTTTCATCAACTCTTAATGAGGCGCTTAGACTTGGATTGACACCATGTTCAAAGTGTGTAAATTAACAGTTACTTATGTGTTTTCTATTAGATAGAATAATCCTGAAAACAGGCCAAAAATTTGCAGGGGCAAAAGACCTCGCGTCCGCCACCGGCGTTCTGCTGTGGGACAGGGACAAGCTGGGGGAGATGCTGGGGGCATAGACATCGGCCACGCCCCTTCAAAGCGTCCATCAACCAGTGAAATGGAGAATTTTTCCTATTCCAGAAGAAAATCATCAAGTTTATCTTGACTTTTTTTCCGCTGTCACATATACTAAGAGTGCGGTTGATGGCTTTATAGCCTGCCCTCCGCCTAATCTACGAACATGGGGAGGTACATTTTTTGTATCTTCCCATAATATGAGAATCTGATACCCCTATCATTAAGCTGGGTGATGGGGCGTGAATACAAAAACCCGTCGCCTTTGATTCAGGTGGCGGGTTTTTGTGTGCATACAATAAAAGGCTTATAAGGATTTTTTATTTATTTTATTATAAGTATTGCAAAGAAAATACTTGACATTATTTACGGAATTCTGTATTATACAAATAAGAGGTGATAATATTGACAATTGAGCAAAAGATAAAAATGGCTTTATCCTACGCTGGGGTTAGTCAAGCGGAATTGGCAAGAAGAATGGGGATAACGCCATCCAATTTTAATCAGAAATTAAAAAGGAACACCCTTACAAAAGAAGAATTGGAACAGATCGCGGAAAAATTGGGAGGAATTTGGAAAGCAGAATTTGTATTCTCAGATGGGACGGTGATATGATGAATGTTCCAAAATATCGTTGGGGCGAAGAAGTAAAGAAGTTATATGGATATAGGTGTGCATTTTGTGGATCTACGGAGAAAATCGAAGCCCATCATATCAATCAGGTCGCGTTATTTCCAGATCTTGAAACAAGTCTTGAAAACGGAATCGCTCTTTGCCATAATTGTCATTATGCGGCCCATAATGGTGATTATACAACGAAATATCGAAGAAGCGAAATGGTGGTTGTGCCCGTTCTTATGCCAAAGCAGAGAAAAGATGATATAAAAGCTCTTGCGGACGCCGCTGGAAAAAACGTTAACAAATTTATAAATGATGCAATCGAGCGAGAAAAAAATGAATCTATGTACATATACCGTATTCCAGACGATCTACTTGAATTTGTTAAGAAAACGGTTGAAAAGTATGGCGGTAGTGTTTCAGAGTTTATCCATGATGCCATTGTTTCTTATGCGAAAGTGTATCCAAGCATTATGAAACTCAAAAGCATGGAAACAGAACTATACGCCGCTCAGGAAGAAGCAAGGAAAAGAGTGGGCGTAGAAGAGCCCGATGAGCCTGAGAAACAGGAGGACAGTTTTTCAAATTTAAGCACGGATGAGATCATAGAAAAATTCCAGCAAGTTGGGCGCATAAGAAGCATTACTTCGCAAAATGATGATTTGCAGAAAGAATGAAATTCCCCCGCTGCCCGCAATTCAGGCGGCGGGTTGTTCTTTTGTGTTCATGTTGTGCAAAATGTAGAAAATTAAAAATATCGTTTTTTCTTATTTGCGCTCTAATATAATCTAAATCTAAAAATCAAGCCATTTTATAGAATGGAAATCAACTGGATTCAATTGCATGTTATTACAGATTTCGTCATTTTGACGAAACGAATTTTCCCAGTTGCGGCGATGTATTTACAAACGTTTTTGATTCAAGTAGAATGATATTAACGGTTGCATCCGGGAGCAAGCCGACGGGCTTCGGCGAAATGCCAGCGCTCCAGAATTGATAGGAAACGCATGGCGGGATATACCCCCGCCGCCTCTCCTTAAAATTCAGAAAGGAGAACGTTATGGGAAATCTGCAAATCATGACCTTTAAGGGTGTCCGTGGGTATGTGGATGTTGACGGTGTTGCGCAGCTCAATTTAGAAGATGTGGCCCGTGGGCTTGGGTTTACGTCAGAAACCGTTTCTGCCACAAGTGGCAGAAAGTATGTAAATGTTCGTTGGTCCAGAGTTGACAAACATCTTGAATCTTTCGGTGTTTCTGTTTCCCCCACAAGTGGGGGAAGACCTGAGTACATCTCCGAACCCGTTTTCTATCTGCTTTCTATGAAAGCGGAGAACGAGACGGCGCGGTCGTTCCAACATACTATCGCTTACGAAGTCCTTCCCTCCATCCGAAAGCATGGAGCCTATATGACGCCGGACACCATTGAAAAAGTTCTGAATGACCCGGACACCATCATCAAGCTTGCAACCTCATTAAAAGAGGAACGGGAGAAATGCAAAGTTCTGGAAGCTGAAAACGAATCCATGAAGCCAAAGGCGCTGTTTGCCGATTCGGTATCCGCATCCAAAAACTCCATCCTTGTCGGCGAAATGGCGAAGCTGCTGAAACAGAACGGCGTCCCTACCGGGCAGAACCGTCTATTTGAGACACTTCGGGAAAAGGGATATCTCATCAAGCGGCAAGGCAACGACTACAATATGCCGACACAGAAATCCATGGAAATGGGCCTGTTTGAAATCAAGGAAACGGTTATCAACCACTCCGACGGACATACCAGCGTAAACAAGACGCCTAAGATTACCGGAAAAGGCCAGCAATATTTTGTAAATATGTTTTTGGGGGAAGGCAATTGAATCTGTCCCCAAGATAAGGGCATCGCTATCGTCTGACAGCGGTGCCCTTTTTGTGCCCATTTGACACACAAATAATGACCATTTATTAACCTTTTGGCGAGTCGATTTTCTGCTATCATAGACCCAATGAAAGGGGTGGAATCTAATGGAAAACGAACGTATTTCTGCTGCTGAAAGAGAGCCGGATAAAACCGAAAACAATCATCTCCACGAATGCACTTGCGGCGGTTCGCACAACTGCCCGGACTGTCCAAATCGTAAAAAATGAGCTACGCCTATTACCAGCCAAATCCTGCGGGAAAGAGTGTAGGAGATTGCACCGTCCGCGCGTTGTCGAAAGCCTTGGGCCAGACGTGGGAGGAAACCTATGTCGGTCTGTCCCTGGAAGGGTTTATTCGCGGCGATCTGCCTAATGCTGATTCAGTTTGGGGGCCATACCTAAAAGCTCGCGGATTCACCCGAAATTGGATTCCTGACGATTGCCCGGACTGCATGACAGTGGGGCGTTTCGCGGAGGAAAACCCGCATGGTACGTTCATCCTGTCCATGCCTGGCCGCCATGTCCTAACGGTGGTAGACGGTGTGATTTATGACAGTTGGGACAGCAGCATGGAGATTCCCACGTATTACTGGTCGAAGGAGTGTTGACAATGGCTTACAATCCATACCAATATGGCGGTTATCAGCCCAATCCATATTATCCCGGCCCGGTTCCCGACCAACTGGCCCAACTCAGACAGAATCAGATGCAGCAGCCGTCGCCAATGATGCAGCCGCAGCCGGTTCCACAGGCACCGCAAAGCAGTCCCATTTGGGTGCAGGGAGAAGAGGGGGCGAAAGCTTACATGGTGGCCGCCGGAAATTCGGTCATGTTGATGGACAGCGAAAGCAATGTCTTCTACATCAAGTCCAGCGACCAGAGCGGTATGCCGCTTCCTCTCCGCATTTTTGATTATACGGAGCGAACGGCCAACGTCCAACCAAAACCGCAGGCCGCGCCGCAGTTCGACCCAAGCCAATTCATCACAAGGGACGAATTGGAGGATATCCTTGCAGAACGCTTGAAGCGGCCCATCAAGGCTGCAAAACAAAAGGAGGATACAGAACATGAGTAATCCGCTTTTTTCCGCGCTTGGCGGCTCTAACGGACAGCAGGGAGGCCGACGCAATTTTGCTCCCAATCTGCTCCAGTATATTCGTGGTTTCCAGGGGAATCCAATAGAACAACTACAAAGCAAACTCAACAACGGGGAAATGTCCCAGGACCAGTACAATCAACTCCACAGCATGGCGGAAAATATCGCCCAGAAAATGATGGGAGTTTTTTCCCGTAAATAATCGTGCATTCAGTCTGGCCGGACTTTGCAAAAATATATCAAAAAAGGAGAATACAATTTATGTCTCTTGGTTCCGACAACGGTCTGTCTGTCGCTGACATTGCGGCTGTGACTGACCGAGGCAACGGCAATTGTGGCGGCATGGGCGGCTGGGGCGGCGGCTTCGGCGAAATGCTGATCGCAATGATTATGCTGTTCTTGTTTCCCATGTTCTTCGGCGGCTTCGGTGGCGGGATGTGGGGCGGCATGGGCGGCTGGGGCAACGGCGGCATGATGGCCGCAGCCAACGGTGCTCTGACTCGCGCCGACCTGTGCAGCGAATTTAACTTCAACGGTCTGGAGAACGCCGTCCGCGGTGTCCAGCAGGGTCTGTGCGACGGCTTCTACGCCATGCAGAACAGCATCAACGGCCTGGGAATGAACGTCATGCAGTATTCCTATCAGGCTGAGATCGCCAACTCTCAGCGGCAGGCCGCTCTGATGAAGCAGCTTTGCAATCTTGGCTATCAGCAGAAGGATTGTTGCTGTGAGACCCAGCGGTCCATTGATGGTGTAAAGTTTACCATCGCCCAGGAGGACTGTGCCACCCGCAATCTGATGCAGTCTAATACCCGTGATCTGATTGAGAATCAGAACGCCAATGCACGGGCGGTCCTGGATGCTCTGACCGCCCAGCGGCTGGAGGCCAAGGATGAACGCATTGCCGCTCAGGCCGCCCAGATTCAGGCTCTCCAGCTCTCCGCCTCCCAGGCCCAGCAGAATGCCGCTATCGGCGCGATGATCTCCGCCAGCGAGGCTACCATCCTGCGGCGCACCGGCGCGGAGTGCCCCGCACCGGCCTATGTGGTCCAGCCCCCCACGCCTGTCAACTTCCCCACCAACTGCTGCGGGCAGTTTACCGGCGGCTTGGGTAACGGATGTGGTAATTGTGGGAACTGCTAAAACAAAATAGAGAACAACTTTCCGGAATTTCTGGAATGTTCGGCCCCGTGCCGATTTTGACAACAGAGGCGGGGGCGTAATGCCTCCGCCTAACATTTTTTAGAGAGGACTGATAAAATGGCCGCTGAATTTAGCAATAACGCAATCCAGACAATCCTTCCGAATCAGAACGCGGCATTTACGGAGACGCCGGTTCGCTGCTGCAATGGGAATGTCACGCACCGGGAAGGAAGCGGGGTGTTCACCCTTCGTGGCCGGACGAACCAGTGCCGCGCCAGATACCGGGTTACTTTTAACGGAAATATCGCCATTCCGACCGGCGGTACGGTTGCTGCCATCTCGATTGCGCTGGCAATAGCCGGAGAACCGCTTTACAGTACGATTGCCACTGTAACGCCCGCCGCTGTTGAGAACTATTTCAATGTTTCGGTGTCGGCGTTCGTCGAAGTTGATCGAGGCTGCTGCTTGAATATCGCTGTAGAGAACGTGAGCACACAGGCGATTAACCTTGCTAACCCCAATCTCATCATCGAGCGGGTTGCGTGAAAGGAGAAAACGACATGGAAAAACTGAAAGAAAAGCTGTGGGAAGAGCTTGCGGAAATTGACCGCAAGCCCGAGATTGGACCGGGGGATTTGGAGCTGGCGCACAAGCTCACGGACACGATCAAAAACATCTATAAAATCTGCATGCTGGAAGAAGAGGGCGGCTACAGCGAGGCCGTTGACGGAGAAGACGCGAACTATGGCCGGGGCTCCAGCTACGCCAACCGAGGCAAACATTATGTCAGGGGGCATTACAGCCGCGAGGACGGCATGGGAGGCGGCGGCTACAGCTCCCGCAGGGGAGGCAGACGCGGCGGTTACAGCCGGGATGGCAGTCGGTCTGAAATGATGGAGCGCTTGGAAATGGCGATGGACACCGCCACCGACCAGGACTGGGAGACCATTAAGCGCTTCATTCGTCAGTTGGAGAATGCCTAAATAGGAGGGACCGTCCATGCTGGATATCAGAGAAATTGAGTATTGGATATCCAGATATGAGAATGAGGCGAACAAGCTGGACCAGTGCGTCACGCTGTCCGCGCTCTACTCAATCAGGGACCGGCTGCGAGGCGAGACCAATATGGAACCGCAGATATCAGCATACTCTGAGGCTAACGCACCTGCTGTAGAGACGCTTGGCACATACGGTGACAGCGACTTTCTACGGGCTGTAGCTGGAAAAGACCCGGCAATGGCTTGGTCTGTCATGGACGAGCTAATGGATACGCTGCTTACCGTAAATTCAAAGGTTTACAACAGTGTCATGGCAAAACTGAGCAGATTATAGGGGGCGGGGCAGCGCCCCGCCCTTTTTTATTACAGCTGTGGCGGCTGCATGACAGGATGAAGAGGAAAGAGGAAAAGTAACTGTTACCTACAGGTTACTAACAAATTCGCAAAACGAGAAAAACAAAAAACTCCTAGAACCATTGCGGCTCTAGGAGTTTTTTGGTGGAGACTAATGGACTCGAACCATCGACCTCCTGCGTGTGAAGCATAATCAAATAAATTTCCAGATGATTGCAACTGAACTTATTCCAATTTTTCAACTGTTTTCCACTCGAATAACTCGTTTGAATTCATTGCAAGTTGTTTTGGTTACTAACAAATTACAAACATATCAACATCCCTCAACGGCCCTCACCAGCTCATTCACATCAGTATGAACATAGATATTTGCCGTAGTGCTGTAGTCCGCGTGGCCCAAAATCTTCTGGAGTATTTCAGGGGGCATCCCGGCTCTTCTGGCGCGGCTGGCGTAGGTATGGCGGGTGGAATGTGGGGTCTTTTTTTCTATGCCCAGCTTTTCCAGCAGCGGATAATAGTCCCGCTTTCGAAAATTGTTCGGCACTCGCTGGCCGGTGTACCCGGACAGCAGAAGCGGGCCGTCCGACTTGGCGGCGAAGTAGGCAAAATATCCGCGTCCCTCTGGCCGGATGGGTATTATCCGGTTTCGGCCCGCCTCGGTCTTCTCGCCACCTACAACGTATGTTTCGTGGTAATCCTCTAACGGAAGGGCGAACAGCTCGCCGATGCGCATTCCGGTATAGATCAGCATGAGGACGATCTTTGCCGCCTCGCTGCCGTCCTCCTCCAGTTTCTCCACGTCAGCGTCGGAGAAGATTTTCTTTTCCTTTTTCACGTTCTCCGGCAAGCGAATGAATTTCCCGTAATTTGTCATGATAATCTCCTCTCTAATGGACCATTTTGACATTTGAGTAATTAACTGTTTGTGCTTAGACAGAGTAGAGTAGGATTGCCCCATATATGGGTCTAAAACCGCCTGAAAATCCGCCGTCCGAAGGTCCCGGAACTTCTTTGCGTGTAGTGGAGCAAACACATCATAAGCCCGGTTGTAGGAAGAACGGCCAGCTTTTTCGATCTCTTTATAGTGTTCCACTTTCCATGCCTCAAACACTTCCGTAAACGTCATATTGTACCGTTCATCCAAAGAACGCCCAGAAAGGCGGTTTAGAGCCTCCAGGGCTGCGGTTTTCGTCTCATAGTATCCTATGATGGTTTTATTTTTTGCCGCTACCCACGGTCTCCTTCTGCGACCCTGTAGCTTGTATACGGTTCCGGTCCCGTTGGCCCGTTTCAATGCCTTGCGTGGCTCGCGGTCCTGTCTTTTGCCACAGTAGGGGCAGAATTTCCCATCGTCTGGCATTTCAGCTTTGCACTTCCGACATTGCACTTGAAATTCCTCCCACATCTTTATATAATGAGAGGGCAGTAGTCCCGTCAAAACATACTGCCCTCTATGCCGCCCTCTGGTGTTGGAAGCGCCAGGGGGCGGTTTCATTTTTACTCAAAATAGCTATCGTCGCAAACGTCCAGCACAAGGCCCTGACAACGCGCGTCTTCCGTCATAGGTTTCGGGCCGTAGCCTGGATTGTGGGAAATCAATTCCCCGTAGCCCAATTCCTTAATATACTGTTCGCCGTCCATAATAAATATCCCGATCTGTCCCTGCCTGACCTCTGCCCCAGCACGAACAAAAACTTTGTCCCCATCATGGTATGTCGGTTCCATGCTGTCCCCGTGGACGGGGACAACATAGGACGTACCGCGAGGGGGACGCTTTTTCATGGTCAATTCTTCCCATTCGTCCCCGGTACTGTATTCTCCGGTTCCTGCGCTGGATGGATGCAAGTAGTATGGTAGGATAAAACAGGCGATTTCTTCGGCCGCCTCCATCATTCCACGATTTTCCTTTAAAATGGCTTTCTTCGCAGATTTTTCCTCTTCCAGCTTCCGGGCGACCTCAAAATCAGCAATGGCGCGAACAGTCTCCCGGCCTCGGTCATCCATTCGATCATCATAATCCTCAGCAAGTTTCATTGCCTCGTCTGAATAGAACGGGGTTTTTTTTATTTCTTCTTGTTTCCCGTCTAAATCATCTAACGTATATCCAAGCGCGTGTACAACTGAACGTACAGTATCTAGTTTTGGGTCTTTCGTCTGTCCTGCGAACAGTTTATTTAGAGTTCCTAGCGGAACTCCAGATTCATCAGAAATCTGTTTTAGTGTCTTTTTGCTTTTCTTTTTTAGTACAGAAAGTGTATCAAGCCACATTACAATCACCTCTATATTCTTTAGTATATAATGTGATTTCCTAATAGTCAAGAAATATTTTACCTTATACGGTAAAATATTTTTAAATTCCCCATTGACATTTACCGTTAAATATAGTACCATATGAAACATAGATTACCGCCAACGGTAAAAAGGAGGTGACACAATGCTTCGCAATTTAAGTTCTGAAATGAAGCGATACGGCATTTCTCAAAATGACCTCTCTCGAGTAACGCACAAGTCTGAACGTAGTATTCGATTAAAGCTCAGCGGGAAAAACGCATTTTCTTTCCCGGAAGCAAAAGCGGTTAGAGATTCGTTTTTCCCCGGTATTTCCTTGGAATACCTTTTTGCACAGTCCGAGCAGGACAGCGCATGACCGCCACGTAAAATGCCGTTGGGACGAAGTTCAAACACACACTTGCATTTTTCGCACTTGATCGAAACTTTGAAATCCATTCCTTTCACCTCCTTTCTAGCCGCATTTTACCATAGTTAGTGAGGTGGCGCAAGTGGACCGGCGCGGATCGTTGCGCCAGCCCTGCAAGAACTTTGAGACAAAAGAACGCCCCGTCCGGGTGCCGGAAACACCCTGACGAGGCTGGCAAGACCCATTTTAGCTATGAACGCTTTATGGCAATCTGCGTTCTGATCGGAATATACATCATCCGCTCCGGGATTTTGAAATTCTTTGGGATGTCGGTGAAATGAATGATGAAATAGGAAGAAGGTTGTTTATGAATAGACATATGTTTTCTGTTGAACTCATTGATAAGATGCTTAAGAACAGCGACTGTGATGTCCGGGAAGCGGCGATGAATGCTTGCCAGGGGCGTGAGATTCCGTTGGAGGTCATCCAGCAGGGGGTGAAGGACAGCGGCTGGAGGGTCCGGTTGGCGGCGATGAATGCTTGCCAGGGGCGTGAGATTCCGTTGGAGGTCATCCAGCAGGGGGTGAAGGACAGCGACTGGAGGGTCCGGGAAGCGGCGATGAATGCTTGCAAATCCAATAACATCCATATTCCTGTTATCCGGACAATTGATCCGCCTGATTTTGTTTACAAAAAGTGCGTCGGCGGCGTCATCGTCGTTGCCTCTATTCCCAAGGATGCTCAGATTCGCGGCGGTTTCCGTTGTAAGTGTCGGGCAAGCAAAGCGGTCATCAAAGAAATCATCGGCGATGTCTGTGGGGAGCAGGTCGGAATTTCCACGTATGACAAGAGTACCCTTTACTATGCTGGGGATGAGGTCGAGATAGACGACTTTGACTCTAGCAATAAAGAGTGCTCAACTGGTTTCCATTTCTTTTGTACAAAGGAGGAGGCAGAGCAATATTAAAATCGCCCCGCCACGGGCGATGAGGACGAATAGAGATCATCCGCTCCGGGATTTTGAAATTTTTTGGGATGTCGGTGAAATGAATGATGAAATAGGGAGGAAAAGAAATGGCGAGGGTAAGAAACGAAAAAACTCCTACGGATGAAGAAATCCTTTCATATGATAATGTGCCGGTTCAAGTGGCTGCGGATTATCTAGGATACGGCGTGGTGTCTCTGCGGGAAGCCTTGCAGCAGGGAAAGGCTCCATTTGGTTACGCCGTCCGGTCCAGGGAGGATGGTGGGAGATGGATGCCCCAAATCAGCCCCGGCCAGCTTGTGGCATACAAAAATGGAACGCTCTCCACCGTAGATGAAAGCAAGTTAATCGTTCTCCTCACAGACGCAATTGAGAAGGTTTTGGCGCTTCGGTCAAAAGCCGCCCTCGAGATTCTTGCGCCTGGGCTTCTGGCGATAAAAAAGAGATGATTTGGCGACTATACTAAATCAAAAATAATGCCAGCGCCCCAGACAAGAACAGAGGTGTGGGGACGGGTTCAAACTATAAAACGAACAGGTCAGAACCATATATATTATATCAAACTTGCTTCTGACTTGTAAGCCAATATAGGAAAGCCGAGCAATTATTTTCTTTCCTCTTATCACGAGGGGAAAGCACATTGGGGCTGGGATAACAATTTCAATTTATAAGAACGTTTCGGAATTTTTGGATTAAATCTGTACAACGGTTATATTAAGTTTCAAGAGGTGATTTTTATCATGAGCCAGCTTGAACAAAGGCAGCTTCTTCGCAGGCAAGAAGAAACAATCAGGAATCAGAGTACCATTATTATCAGAAATGCTCGAGAGATCGAGAAGCTGGAGGACAAGCTTGACAAAACTGTCAAAATGGCCAGAAGAACGGTCCATGAAGTCTCATTCGTTTCGGATTTGTGCATGTTTGCAAGCGGAGCGTCCAGCATGTATGTTATCAGAGGAATCTTGAATGGAGAAATTTCTAAGACAGTATTCTTCACCATTTCCTCGATTCTAACGCTCTTGGTTAGCATTGGAATCCGAAAATCGGACTGGATGTAGGGGGATTTGCGTGAAGCCGAATGGAGTTTCCATTTACCAGCGAGCGATAACCGACATTTATTTTCCGGACGGGCACGTTTGCTGCAATCTGTGCCCAATGCTTGAGACGTACGCAAGAAAACAATGCCGCCGTACAGGCGAATACATTCTTGACAGCAGAACTGTCGGCCTAAACTGTCCGTTGCATTTTATAGAAGGAGATGAAAGCTTATGGGCATTCCAGTCCTAATAATGGGGGAATCAGGCTCAGGAAAATCGACTTCTCTTCGGAATTTTGAACTTGGAGAGATCGGCATTTTCAATGTTGCGTCAAAACCTCTCCCATTCCGCAAAAATCTTAACCCGGCAAACGGTATTACATATGACGCTATTTTTCGAGCACTTGCAAGGCATAACCTTTTGTCTTATGCAATTGATGACGCGCAATTTTTAATGTCGGACCAATACTTTGACAACATTAACACAAATGATAATTTTGGACTGTTCAAAAGTATTGGATGCAATTTCCGAAACCTTATCAAGTTTGTATCGGAGCAAACTCCGCCCGATGTTATTGTTTACTTTCTACAGCATGTAGAGCTGTCCCAAACAGGCATTATTAAAGCTAAGACAATGGGAAAATTACTGGATGAAAAGGATACAATTGAGGGTCGCTGCGCTATCGTTTTGCTATGCCGAGCGGAGAAGGACAGACACTATTTTCAAACTCAATCCAATGGAATTAGCACCGCAAAAAGCCCTTTAGGGATGTTCCCACCGGAGATCGACAATGATTTGAAGTTGGTAGACAAAACTATTCGAGAATATTGGAGGCTGGATGCCCAGCTAGAAAATAGGGAGGACAGAAATAATGCGGCACATTGATAATTGGGACAGCATTCAAGAGAAGCAACCAGGGGATTTCAACAACCCTGTCCCTGGCGGATATTCAGCCGTCATCACTCGTGTAGATGATAGGGAAGATAAGGAGTATTTGGAAATTCAGTGGGACTATTTAGACGGCCCATTCCGGGGCGCAAACGGAGAAACCTTATCACGCGCGGGATTCTGGCCCACAATTCTTAGGCGTTCATATAAGGAAACCGCGCTAGGGTTTTTTAAGGCGTTTAAAAATGCGGTCGAGAAGTCTAACCCCGGATATATATTTGACGACCGGCATGTTCAATCTCTCGTTGGGAAATATATGGGAGTCGTAACTGGATTAGAAGAATACCAGAAAAATAATGGTGAAATTGTCGAGAGATTATATGTCTATCAGGTCAGATCGACGCAGGCCATTCGCAAAGGCGACTTTGAAGTTCCGAATATTAAGAAGCTAAAAGCAAAGAATCAGCCGTATAATTTTCCACAGACTTCTTATGGCTCGATTCCTGCGTCTAATGGATATGGCCTGTACACCGCTGGAAACGATTTTGCAGATATAAGCGGAGATGATAAGGATTTTCCGTTTTAATTAATATATAACCCATTCTGTTGGGCCAAGACAATAGCATGAGAGACTATTAAGTTATAAGTGATTTTTTGAAGGGTCGAACAATAAAAATAGGTGAAAGTTATGTCACAAGAGTATCATAGTTTCAAAGTTGAATTAGCAACTATGAAAGATAAAACTGGCAAGATCGTTGGAATAGAAAAAGCTATATTCCTACAGGATATCGCGTACTGGTGCGATTATAACAGGAGCAGCGATCTTAATTTCAGAGAGGGGGAATACTGGACTTACAGCACCATTGATAATTTTTGCAAGCGGCATCCTTATTGGACACAGAAACAGTTGAGACGCATAATCAGTAGTTGTGAAGAATCCGGTCTTTTAATTACTGACAACTACAACGAGGATAAGCGTGACCGCACAAAATGGTACACAGTAAGCGATGAAGTTTTGAAGGTTCTAGCCCTTGAAAAGGCAGTTGCAGAAGCCCAAATGGGCAGCCTAGAGTGCCCAAATGGGCAAAACACAACTGCCCAAATGGGCAAATGTATATATAATGAAGAAAATACAGAAAAGAATATACAAGAAGAATATACAGGAAGTATAGAATCAATTCCTGACGGAATTGATCGTTGCACTGCGCGGCAGATGCAACCCGTCATTGACGCCTGGAACGCGCTGGGCTTACAGCAAATTACACTGGGGGATTCAACCACTACTCGCTATAAGCAGCTCAAGGCCAGAATAAAAAGCTATGGATTAGACGGCGTTCTTGATGCCATTGAAAAAATAAAAACCAGCGCATTTCTTCAAGGCGATAACCCAAGAGGATGGGCCATAACTTTCGACTGGTTTATTAAGCCGAATAATTTCCCCAAAGTGCTTGAAGGAAATTATAACCAGCAGCGGACAGAGCGTGCACAGCAGCCAAGAAAAAAATCATGGAGCGAAATTGCGCAGGAAATGGAAAGCGAGGGCTGGTTGATATGACCTTGCAGGAGACTGGCGCGATCATGGATATTCTGGAAACCGCATACCCGAGATTTTACATAGGGGTTACAGCTGAGCAATCAGAAAAAACTGTGGCGTTTTGGTGTTCCATGTTTCAGGACGAGCCAGTCCACATTGTTGCCGCGGCAGTGAAAGCGCTGATTGCTTTAGACACAAAGGGATTTCCGCCTGTCATTGGGCAGATCAAGGAAAAAATTCGTATGCTTGCAACAACCTATGAAATGACAGAGGGAGAAGCGTGGTGTTTGGTTGCAGGCGCATTAAGAAACGGATTGTACGGCTCGAAGGAAGAATTTGAAAAACTTCCTCCGGATGTTCAGCGAATTGTGGGAAGCCCCAACCAGATCAGGGAATGGGCTATGATGGACGTTGAAGCGGTACAGAGTGTGGTCGCATCAAACTTTCAGCGGGCTTACCGAAAAAGAATCGAACGTAAAGCCGAGTTTGAGGCATTGCCTTCTGACATCAAACAGATTGTTGGATCGTTATCAAACCAATTTGCGTTGGAAGATGGAAGCAGCAAGCAATAAAAACAAGGAGGAATACAAAATGGAAATCAATAAGGAAAGCTATTACATCGTTCGAGGGGACAAGTCTGGCGTGTTCTTTGGACATATTTCTAACCGGAATGGCGGAGAGGTTACAATGACCAACGCCAGACGTATCTGGTACTGGGATGGTGCGAATACTCTTTCGCAGCTCGCAATGGAGGGAACAAAGAAAGGAGATTCCTGCAAATTTACTATGCGTGTTTCTGAAATTTTAATTTTGGATGCAATCGAAATAACTCCATGTACAGAAAAGGCTGTAAAATCAATTGAAGGAGTTAAGGAATGGAAGATATAACGAAATTTCGTAAATTTTTGTCCAATTCTTGGTACGGGTCCGGGTACGGGTCCGGGGACGGGTCCGGGGACGGGTCCGGGGACGGGTCTGGGTACGGGTCTGGGTACGGGTCCGGG